GCGGAGGTAATACACCGTAAGAGCTGGAAAAACCGTGCAGAAGTGGAACTGGCCACACTCACGTGGGTGGACTGGTATAACAATCGACGATTGCTGGAAAGGCTGGGCCATACTCCTCCGGCAGAAGCAGAAAAAGCTTATTATGCTTCCATCGGAAACGATGATCTGGCAGCCTGAGTTCACAGATAAAACACTCTCCAGGAAACCCGGGGCGGTTCAGCTTGGTACGCTGTCCAACCTGTGGGAGGCAATGACGGGGACCGCAACTAACGGCCTTGCGGCTATTGGCGGCGCATTTTCTGGTGACGCCAAAAATATCACGCAATGGCTGGGGGAGTTGGGGGAAAAATTCACGAAGTTTGCGGATGAAAATCCCCGGGTTATTCGCGGCGTCGTCGGGCTTGCTGCCGGTCTTGCGATTCTGAAACTGGGATTGATGGGCGTTGGCAGTGCCATCAGTATTGTCAGCAGGCTCATGTCGATGACGCCGATTGGCATGATTGCGACGGCGATAGCCCTGGCTGCGGGATTAATTATCACTAACTGGGATGTTGTCGGACCTTATTTTAAGAAACTCTGGGAAACCATTGGTCCTTATTTTGAGACTGGCTGGGAACTCCTTAAGAAAGTTTTTGCCTGGTCGCCGCTGGGGATGGTGATCAATAACTGGGGGCCGGTTGTTAAGTGGTTTCAGGATATGTGGGACAAGCTGAAGCCAATTATTGAGTGGTTTACCGACAGTTCCGGTGACACGGTCGATGCCATTAACTCGGTGCAGTGGGGGGCGGGTGCTTATGATGCTTATGGGACGGGAATACCGGCACGGGGATACACACCTTATCCGGCGGTAGATCCGGCTCAGTCAAACAACGCCTCCGATGCCACAGGCCCGAATCCCTTCATGATTAACAAAGCTTCTGCGCCAAAAGTTGATGGTGAGATCAAGGTCTCTTTTGTGAATTCGCCTCCGGGTATGCGGGTTATGGAAACGCGATCCAGCGGTTTTGATGTCAGCCATGATGTTGGCTATACGCGCTTTGGCAGGTAATGAAAAATTAATCTGTTAATGAGTCCCACTCCGGTGGGATTTTTTATGTACGGAGTTTATATGACGTGGAAAGACAGACTTCAGGACGCGTCATTTCGCGGTGTGCCGTTTAAGGTTGAAGAAGAAAGTGCGGGAACCGGTCGTCGTGTGGAAACGCACGAATACCCGAACCGCGACAAACCCTATACCGAAGACCTGGGGAAAATCACTTTCCGCCCGTCCATCACAGCTTATGTGGTGGGAGATGACTGCTTTGACCAGCGCGATCGCCTGATTGACGCGCTGAATAAACCCGGTCCCGGCACGCTTGTCCATCCGACTTACGGTGAGCTGAAAGTCTGTGTTGACGGGGAAGTTCGGGTCAGCACATCGAAGAGTGAAGGGCGTATTGTCCGCTTTGACCTGAAGTTTGTCGAAGCGGGAGAACTCTCTTACCCCACTTCAGGTGCGGCGACGGCGCAGACGCTGATGTCATCCTGCTCTGCACTGGATGACTGCATCAGTGACAGCTTCAGTGGTTTCAGTATCGATGGCGTGGCGGATTTTGTGCAGAACGACGTCGTCGGTAATGCCGGCACAATGCTGGGGTATGTTTCTGATGCGATGAAAGTGGTGGATTCTGCCGTATCGGATGCCGCCAGGCTGTTGCAGGGGGATATCTCGGTACTTCTGCCGCCGCCATCGTCAGGCAAAAATTTCGTTGAGCAGGTGCAGAAAATGTGGCGTACCGGGAAACGCCTTTATGGTAACGCCAGCGACCTGGTCACCATGATCAAAACGCTTTCCGGTGTCAGCCTCGGCAGCGATCTGCAACCGCGCGGTGTCTGGAAAACGGACAGTAAAACCACCGCCACGGCGACGCAGCAGCGTAACGTGGTTGCCAGCATCCTTCGTACGACCGCAATCAGCGAAGCGGCGTATGCCGTCACCCGATTGCCTGCGCCAACAACTTCCGCGGTGATGCAGAATGCCGCAGTGGGGCAGGCAACAACACCCGCGCAGAGCACTGGCTGGCCTTCCGTCACGCATCCGGCACTGAACAATGCTCCGGCGGTGAAAAGCACGGTTGACCTGCCGACGTGGGAAGAACTGACTGACATTCGCGACACACTGAATACGGCAATTGATAAGGAGTTGTCCCGTACAACCAGTGATGCGCTGTTTCTGGCGCTGCGCCGGGTGAAAGCAGATCTGAATGCGGATATCAACACGCGCCTTGAACAGTCTGCACGGATCATTCAGCGCACGCCGGATGAGGTTTTACCCGCGCTGGTGCTGGCGGCGACCTGGTTTGATAACGCGGCGCGTGACGTGGACATTATCCGGCGTAATGCCATTACGCATCCCGGCTTTGTGCCGGTGATCCCTCTGAAGGTGCCAGTGCAATGAACGATAACGTCACGCTACGGGTAAATGACCGGGAGTGGAATGGCTGGACATCGGTGCGCATCGGTGCCGGTGTTGAACGACTGGCGCGGGATTTCAGTGTGGAGATCACCCGCCAGTGGCCGGGAAATGAGGGTATTACCACGCTTCAGCCGCGCATTAAAAACGGTTCAAAAGTGGAAGTGCTGATTGGTGATGAGCTGGTGATCACCGGCTGGGTGGAGGCGACGCCCGTTCGTTACGATGCCCGTTCGGTCAGCACCGGTATTGCCGGACGTAGTCTGACCGCTGACCTGATTGACTGTGCAGCCGAACCGACACAGTTTAACGGACGATCGCTGGTACAGATTGCGCAGGCGCTTGCTGCGCCTTTCGGCATTGAGGTGGTGAACAGCGGTGCGCCGTCGGGTGTTATTCCTGATGTCCAGCCTGATCACGGTGAAACGGTGATTGAGGTGATCAACAAAATACTCGGTCAGCAGCAGGCGCTGGCTTACGACGACCCGCACGGCAGGCTGGTGATTGGCGGTATTGGCTCAACGCGTGCACATACCGCGCTGGTACTTGGGGAAAACATCCTTTCCTGTGATACGGAGAAGAGTATCCGGGAGCGGTTTTCTGTTTACCAGGTGGCGGGGCAGCGTGCCGGAAACGACGATGATTTCGGTGAGGCCACTACCACCGCGCTGCGGGCACGCACAGAGGACGCATTTATTGCCCGTTACCGTCCGATGTATATCAGGCAGACAGGGCAGGCCACGGGGGCTGGCTGTATTGCGCGTGCTGACTTTGAAGCCCGGCAACGGGCGGCGCGGACGGATGAAACCACCTATGTGGTGCAGGGCTGGCGACAGGGTAACGGTACGCTGTGGCAGCCCAACCAGCGGGTGATTGTCTTCGATCCGGTCTGTGGTTTCGACAATACCGAACTGCTTGTTTCGGAAGTCACGTTTACTCAGGACCAGAACGGCACCCTGACGGAAATCCGTGTCGGCCCGCCTGATGCTTATCTGCCTGAACCCGAAGATCCCGGCGCGCGGAAAAAGAAAAAAGCCAGAGTACAGGAGGACCCGTTCTGATGAGGGCGATTGAAGCCATGCAGCGACAACTCCTCGGCCTGATTGGGCGGGCCGTGGTGAAAAGCATCAGTGCCGCCACGAAATGTCAGACCGTGGATGTGTCCCTGATTGCCGGTGAACCCAAAGCCGGGGTTGAACATCTTGAACCCTACGGTTTTACCGCAAGGGCAAACAGCGGTGCGGAAGCGGTGGTGTTGTTTCCGGATGGCGACCGTTCTCATGCGGTGGTTGTTACGGTGTCGGACCGGCGCTACCGCCTGAAAGGGCTGCAGACGGGTGAGGTGGCTGTCTATGACGATCAGGGGCAGTCTGTGATGCTGACCCGGGAGGGGATCGTGGTGGACGGTGCAGGTAAAACGATCACGTTTCGCAATGCGCCCAGAGCACGTTTTGAAATGGACCTTGAAGTGACCGGACAGGTGAAAGACCTGTGCGACTCCGGCGGCACTACCATGTCAGCGATGCGGCTTGCCTATAACGGGCATCGTCACAGAGAGAACGGTCAGGGCAGTAACACCGACAAACCTGATAAAGCGATGGAGGCATGATGGAACTGTGGCTGACGGTGAACGGTAAACGCACCTGCGCCAGCGCACCGCTGGATCCGCTGACCCGCGCCGTGGTGATTTCCCTGTTTACCTGGCGGCGGGCGGAGCCTGATGACAACGCCGACGTCCCGATGGGATGGTGGGGGGATACCTGGCCTGCGGTACAGAATGACCGTTACGGCTCCCGACTGTGGCTGCTTCAGCGCAGCAAACTGACCAATCAGCTGGTGCAGACGGTAAGGGGGTATATCCGCGAATGCCTGCAATGGATGATTGATGACGGCGTGGTGTCCCGTATTGATCTGGATATCCGCCGCACCGGGATTAATGAACTGGGTAACAGTATCACTCTCTGGCGTCGTGACGGACCGGTAATGATTTCTTTTGATGATCTGTGGAGTGCGATAACGCATGGCGGACAGTGAATTTCAGCGCCCGACGCTGGCAGAAAATATCAGTATGCTCCGTAACGATTTATTCGCCAGGCTGGACGTCAGCGACACGCTCCGGCGCATGGATGAAGACGTGCGGGCAAAGGTGTATGCGGCAGCGCTGCATACGGTTTACGGGTACATCGATTATCTGGCAATGAATATGCTGCCTGACCTGTGCGATGAGTCCTGGCTGGCGCGACATGCTGCGATGAAACGGTGTCCGCGCAAGGGGGCCACGGCTGCCAGCGGGTATATGCGCTGGGAAGGTGTCAGCGATGGCCTGAAGGTGACTGCCGGGAGCGTGATTCAGCGCGATGACCTGGTTCAGTACACGGCAACTGCCGATGCAACCAGCGCCGGTGGTGTCCTGCGTGTGCCGATCACTTGCTCAACTACAGGCGCGGTCGGTAACGCTGACGACGGTACGGCATTAATCCTGGTCACGCCGGTGAATGGTCTGCCGTCTTCCGGTGTTGCAGATACCCTGACTGGCGGATTCGATACTGAAGATCTGGAAACGTGGCGCGCCCGCGTCATTGAGCGGTATTACTGGACGCCGCAGGGCGGGGCTGACGGGGACTATGTCGTCTGGGCTAAAGAAGTGCCCGGCATTACCCGCGCATGGACATACCGTCACTGGATGGGAACGGGAACTGTCGGTGTGATGATTGCCAGCAGTGACCTGATTAATCCCATTCCGGAAGAATCAACGGAAACGGCGGCAAGACAACATATCGAGCCACTGGCCCCGGTGGCAGGCTCTGATTTGTATGTGTTCAGGCCGGTGGCACATACGGTGGATTTTCATATCCGTGTGACGCCGGACACACCGGAAATACGGGCTGCCATCACCGCCGAGTTGCGTTCGTTCCTGCTGCGTGATGGTTATCCGCAGGGAGAACTGAAGGTGTCGCGTATCAGTGAAGCGATTTCCGGTGCGAACGGGGAATACAGCCATCAGTTGCTTGCACCAGCGGACAATATCTCCATTGCAAAAAATGAGCTGGCAGTTCTGGGGACGATTTCATGGACGTGACAAACGATGATTACATCCGTCTGTTGTCGGCGCTGCTGCCGCCCGGTCCGGCGTGGTCAGCCAGCGATCCGGCGATTGCCGGTGCGGCACCGTCATTAACTCGTGTTCATCAGCGTGCGGATGCCCTGATGCGGGAGCTGGATCCGCGCACCACCACCGAACTGATAAATCGCTGGGAGCGTCTGTGCGGCCTGCCGGATGAATGTATTCCCGCAGGGACACAGACCCTTCGCCAGCGTCAGCAACGGCTGGATGCGAAGGTTAACCTGGCGGGTGGCATCAACGAGGATTTTTATCTTGCACAGCTTGCTGCCCTGGGCAGACCAGATGCCACCATCACGCGATACGACAAAAGCACGTTCACCTGCTCATCGGCCTGTACTGACGCGGTGAATGCGCCGGAATGGCGGTATTACTGGCAGGTCAACATGCCAACCACCACCAACACCACCTGGATGACATGTGGCGATCCCTGTGATTCCGCACTGCGTATCTGGGGTGACACCGTTGTCGAGTGTGTGCTTAACAAACTCTGCCCGTCGCATACCTACGTAATTTTTAAATATCCGGAGTAATCCATGCATCGTATAGACACGAAAACCGCGCAGAAGGATAAGTTCGGCGCGGGTAAGAACGGTTTTACCCGTGGTAACCCCCAGACCGGCACACCTGCCACCGATTTGGATGATGACTACTTTGACATGTTGCAGGAAGAACTTTGCAGCGTGGTGGAGGCCTCCGGTGCCAGCCTGGAGAAGGAGCGGCACGACCAGTTGCTTACCGCGCTTCGTGCGCTGCTGTTAAGCCGCAAGAATCCGTTTGGTGATATCAAATCGGACGGCACGGTGAAAACGGCTCTCGAAAATCTTGGTTTGGGAGATGGCTCCGGGAGGCTTATACAGTGTCAGGTGTTTAAAAGCTCAGGTACATACACTCCGACAAAAGGCACAAGATTTATTATTGTTGAAATTGTTGGTGGTGGTGGGGCCGGTGGTGGTTGTCAGGTCGGTTATCCCAATAATGCTGCTTGTGGTGGCGGGGGGATGTCTGGGGAGTATGTTAAAGCTCGCGTGGATAATCCAACCGTAACTACTGTGACAATAGGATATGGTGGCACTGGTGCAAGTGCGTCGGTTGGTGCTCCCGGGGGAGCAACCTCTTTCGGCAATACCATAATTGCCAAAGGTGGTCTTGGTGGGAATGTTCTTGCTGAAGGCACTGCTCCTGGGGTTGTTGGTCCGTATGGAGCATATACTGAGCCGGGATTTACAGGTGCCAATATTATCGGGTCTGGAAGCGGTTATAGCTCACCAGGCGTTCGGTATTCCGGCAGTCTGGCGATGGGGGGGCCTGGCGGCGATTCAATCCTTGGTGCGGGGGCTGGGTCACAAGCCATTGTAGGCGAAGGTATTAATGCTAATGGCCATGGTGGTGGAGGCGGTGGTGCCTGTGTCTACGGTGGAGCGACGCAGCAGCGTGCCGGAGGTAGCGGAATGGCTGGTATTGCAATCATTTGGGAGTATGCGTGATGAACTATGCCGTTATAGAAAATGGTGTTGTTACCAATATTGCTGTATGGGATGGTGAGAGTGCCTGGCAACCAACTAATGCGTTAGTTATACCTGTATCCGATAATGTAAGAATTGGTTGGTTCTATGATAAGGGAAAGCTTTCGTCACCTACGCAGCCGCCAAAAACACATGATGAATTACTTCGTGAGGCAGAGAATGAAAGACAGTGTCTGCTGGATAGTGCTAATAGTTTAATTATGAACTGGCAGTCAGATTTGTTACTCGGTATTATAAGTGAAAATAACAAGGGCAATCTTTTATTATGGAAGGAATATGTTAATAGTTTAATGTCAGTGGATTTATCTTTAGTGCCAGAAATAACCTGGCCTGAAAGGCCAGAGATAATACGTTGAAATTATGTGGTGTATTATTAGGGGGAGGCCCCCCTAATAAATTAGGATGTGATTATTTTTCTGATTTTATCGTTCTTCTCCAGAAAGTGATAAGATAATGATGCCATTGCAGTATTAATAACAAAAAGTACAAGCCAGCTAAAAAGACCATAGTTAAGAACAAATGAATTTTTATTATGATCAAGGTAATATAATATAGGTAATTGCATCAAATAAAACGAATAACTTATATCTCCAAAGTAAATGATCGCTCTGTTTACAATATTGTTTTTGATGTTGATTTTTGCCAGGTGCAATAACATAATTGATATCGCAGGAATTGTGAGATAGTTCACCCCCATGGAGTTATTGTTTTGCTGGGTGGTAGCATACAGAAATAATAAAATGCTTAATAGCCATGTATAATGGTTAACACGATAGCCATTTAAAAAAAGTATTGCGATACAGACGCCCACCACAAATTCTGGTAACCTGTATATTGGAGTTGCGTAATATACGGACCAAACTACAGGTCCCTGAATTATATCAGATAATGGGATTAATAATGCTGAAGATAAATATGAAAAAAGTAAAACATAAATTACATTGTTTTTGTTGATGTTTTTTATCAAAAATGGAAATAGGGCATAAAAAAACAATTCCACTGATATTGACCAGGTACCGCTAAAATTCCAAAAATCGAAGGTCTGATAAATCCATGATTGCATTCCAGTAACAAACAAGAATATGCTTGCAATCATTTTTAAAAAGTTTGCATCGCTGGATAACAAAAATGGGAGGGTTAAAAGCCCACAAAATAAATAGGCTGGAAATATTCTTGCTATTCGCTTCCTGAAGTAATTGTTTGACAAGGAACCATAGTAATTATAAGTCAAAACAAAACCAGAAAGCATGAAGAAAATACTCATGCCAATGACGCCATTGCTAATGGTTTTATTAATAAGCTCTCCAAAATTAACGGGGACTCTCATGTTAATGTGAAAAATAAACACATAAAAAGCAGCTATAAATCTTAAGATTGTTACTCCATCCATTTTTTTTCTTGTTATGTTATTGGTACTAGTCATTTGAGGCTTCTCATGATTAAAAGGTTCGTTATTAAAACCATTAATAATACTCTACTTACTTATCAAGTATCAACGTTTTTATGTGTGGTTTTAATTAACAGAATGCAAGAATAAATAATAATATTCTGTTTGCGATTTTTTAAATAATTGCACTTACTACTCCTCAGTGCGAGGGAGAATTGAGGATGGAATTGGGGGCTCCGTCCAAAATTTACCCCTGAATAATGGGTGTAGGCCAGGCGATTAATTGCATCAGGCGTTCCTCGCCAGAAGGTGGCGATCATCTATGATGTTGGTATATCGACACTGTATAAGAAGTTTCCGGTCGGAGATAAATGAAACCGTAGCACGTCGTATGCAAGAAGATCGTGCTGCGGTTTATGCTTATCACTTAAAGACTCAAAAATTAGGTGAGTAACGGACCGGGGACATAGCTCCTTTTTTTCTTAATTCATCTGGGATTTTTTTTCCAAGATAAAGATTTGCTATTTCAGGTGGGGCTTCTCGACCTTCAAAACCATAGCGAGAACTTTGTGTTGCCTCAAAGTCCGGATCCTCGTCCCAGTATTTCATCGTAGGGAAATTTTCACGTGTTGATTTGAGCCATTTATCAGCAATGAAAACCCCTCGAACGATCCCCCTTACAGTAGCAAGAATGACTTCTGCTTGGCTGGCGCGAGAGACATTAATGCGCCAGCTAAATCGAACCGCATCATAAAGCTCTGAATCCTTTGCACTTCTGTTAACGGAAATCATTAATGCTTTATGATGAAATGTTATGGTTTCGGGTTGATATGTTGCTATCAACTCTTTGACATGTGCGGCGCCGAATTCATTGCTGCCAGCCCCATTCATGATATTCGTTAACCCAGGGTAGGCATCAATAAGTGCTGCTTCAACTTCGTACGCCGTCTTTTCATCAGTCATTCCGTGTCGATGGATGACATGGATAACCTCAAGTCCTGCTAACCTTATTTCTCTAATTTGCTTTAGCTTGTTGCTCAGTAACTCGTCATCATCAGTCGCTGCCACTTCACCGCGCATATGGGCAAATACGCGGTTACCTTTGCCTTTCCCTACATAGAAGGTGCTTCCGTCCCTCGGATCAATCAATCGGTATACATACCAGCCAAGGTGTTCAATTACTCCAGAAGGAAACTCAGTAATATCCATTTTGCAATATCTATGAATTATTTGTGAGACGTATATTAATGAACATTGCAAGGGCTCACAACCAGTAGTGTTGAGAAAACTATCGGGTAAATGAGGCTAATCCTTTGAATTTACATAGTAAAAAAAGATACTTTTCCTCATAGTGTGAATTAATTTTATGTTTCGTTTGATGATTGGACCGGTCTCGAAAACCGTAGGCACGTAGTATGCGTTAATTTATGAGCAAACTACTTGTCTGCTGTTTTTCTGTCATTAGTCGTATATAGAATGATTCTCTATGCCTAACAAAGCATCACTAGTGCTAGATTACGTTGTAGTCACTGTTTAAATATCCAGACAAAACATTTCCTTCTGGGTTGAATGAGTGATAGAGTTTCACCCATTAGACCCCTTGGAGGAATTATGTCTGAATTTGAAGTGTTGGCACAGCATCTGCTGAAGGAAGCCGAGGCGGAAGAAAAGCTGCGACAGGAAAATGATAAAAAGCTTATCGAGAAAGTGCTGGAAATCTATGATCAGAAGTATGTGGCTGAATTACTGAGAAAAGTCGGAAAAAATGAGTGGAGCCGTGAAACCATTAACCGCTGGATTAATGGCAAGTGTTTACCAAAATCGTTGACGTCAGTAGAAGAGTCTCTTCTGCGTAAGATGCTACCAGAACCACCTGCAAACCATCCGGAATATGCTTTCCGCTTCATTGACTTATTTGCTGGAATTGGAGGGATACGAAAAGGTTTTGAGGCTATTGGAGGCCAGTGTGTTTTTACCAGTGAATGGAATAAAGATGCTGTGCGTACATACAAGGCCAACTGGTTTAACGATGAACAGGTGCATAAATTCAATCTCGATATTCGGGAAGTCACGTTGAGTGATAAAACCGATGTATTGGAAACGGATGCTTATGCATATATTGATGAGCATGTGCCGGATCATGATGTGCTTCTTGCGGGGTTCCCGTGCCAGCCATTTAGTCTTGCTGGTGTTAGTAAGAAAAACTCACTTGGCCGTGCGCATGGTTTTGAATGTGAAGCACAAGGAACACTTTTTTTTGACGTGGCACGTATTATACGAGCAAAAAAACCGGCAATTTTTGTGCTGGAAAATGTCAAAAATCTGAAGAGCCATGATAAGGGTAAAACTTTCAAAGTCATTATGGAGACCCTTGACGAGCTGGGCTACGAAGTTGCCGATGCTGCAGAAATGGGAAAAAACGATCCAAAGATTATCGATGGGAAGCATTTTTTGCCTCAGCATCGTGAACGCATTGTTCTGGTCGGATTTAGACGAGATCTGAATATTCACAAGGGGTTTACCTTGCGTGATATCAGTCGTTTTTATCCGGAACACCGCCCATCATTTGGTGAATTGCTGGAGCCTGTAGTCGACAGTAAATATATACTTACGCCAAAACTATGGGAGTACCTTTATAACTACGCCAAAAAGCATGCAGCCAAGGGGAATGGTTTTGGCTTTGGGTTGGTCAATCCTGAGAATAAGGAAAGCATTGCACGCACACTTTCTGCCAGATATCACAAAGACGGATCAGAAATTCTTATTGATCGTGGTTGGGATATGGCAACGGGAGAGGCTGACTTTATGAATGAGAGTAATCAGGCTCGTCGACCACGCAGGCTGACTCCCCGAGAGTGCGCACGCCTTATGGGATTTGAAAAACCTGGAGGGAAACCATTCCGTATTCCGGTTTCAGATACTCAGTCATATCGGCAGTTCGGTAACTCAGTTGTGGTGCCAGTATTTGAAGCTGTTGCCAGACTTCTGGAACCCTATATCCTCAAAGCTGTTTCTGCTGATGCTGGTAAGACTGGGCAGCCTTGAGAACACCTCCCGGCCTTTTAAGCCGGGAGTCAGCCTATGATAGTTCAGCGTAAAGCTCTATCAGCTCAGTAATGAATGCTCCGAGCGTTATTAATTCTTCTCTAACTGCTTCTGGGTATTTTTTATGTAAAGTTGATGGTACAACGAGTCTGACACCCGCATCTTTCATTTCTCGGTATTGTGCTGAAGAAACACCTTCTTGCAGTGTAAATAAATGTACCTGATGGATTTTATCTGCTTCATTCAGTATCTGACGCCAGCGATCTTTGCAGGTGGTCTTTACTGCCAGCATACGTAAGTTTTCTACAGGAAATTCAACGTTATGATATGCCTCTCCTGAAGGAAACAGGAAATCTGGTTTTTTATTACCTTCAGTAACTGCCTGAGTGGAGAAATGCCGTAGTCCGTGCTCGATAAAAAGCTTCTCTAGGTGAAGTTCAAGTGATTTGCCTGCCCTTGATTTACGTCGATTACTGACAGAGTTGGCTAATGCAATAAACTCATCTACAGAATCGAATCCTTTCTTAATAATATCAAGAACATGTAATTCCTCGACGAGTAGAAAAATATCATACTCGACACGCCGACGGTCAATCAGTTGCTCATCTGGATCCTTGGAGTTTTTAGCATAATGGCCAGCAGCATATTGAATAATTTCGTTTCCAGAAGGAAAACGCTTCTTCCAGTCTTCAGGAATAACATATTTATGATTTACTGGAGTTTGCTGAAGAGATAATCCGCCCAAAATTTGTCCGGCAGGGCCGGAAATTAGGGTTCCAGGTATGATTTCGCCAATAGCAGACTCGATGATATCCTCTTCATCGGGATTGACGCAGACCCATATATCTACCTCGGAACAGTCAGTGTTCTGTTCGTTTAACCTGAAAGCAAGAATTGTGAGAGCTCCTGTATTTTCAGGGTTCTGTAATGGACTTCCTCTCCCCCAGCGCGTAATTCTTTTTTCGTTTCGGGTCTTACCAAAATAACGGTTGTTGTAATAAATTGCGCGTGCTTGGGTATCAGGGCAATCATGGGATGATACATGCGCAGTAAGGAAGACTGAAGGGTTCAGTTCGCGAGTATGATTGATAGATGGAAAAAGCTTTTCAACGATATTTGAGGGGATATAAAGTCCGACCTGATGGCCACCTGTTGCGCCAGTGTCGTTTGCAGAAAGGCGTTTGATGTAGATAAAGTAATTCCCGCTTGCGATATCAAGCAGCCAGTTATGAAAAACCGACAT